TTAACATGGTTTGCATCTGCGTCAGCAGCAACAGATATTCTCGATAGTGATGCTGACTTAACAGTTCATTATCCTTTGTATACTTCAGAAGCTGTACGTGGCGATTGGGAAGATACAGGTGGCAATGCAACACAGGATTCATTACAGATTCCGCAAGTTGATATTGAGTTAAAATCACGCCCTATTGTTGCTAAAACACGTAAGTTAAAGGCAGTATGGACACCCGAACTGGCACAGGATCTAAACGCGTATCATAGCGTTGATGCTGAAGCAGAATTAACATCTATGTTAAGTGAGTACATTTCGATGGAAATCGATTTGGAAATTCTTGATATGTTGATTTCTGATGCACAGACAGTTGATTATTGGTCTGCAAAGATTGGTAATGACTATAATGCTGCAAACAATGCGTTTAGTACAACTGCGGGCGGGACTTTCACGGGAACACGATTTGAATGGTGGCAGACACTTGTTGCTAAAATTCAAAAAGTTTCAAATGAAATTCATAAATTAACATTGCGTGGTGGCGCAAACTTTGTTGTTTGTGGACCTAAAGTTGCAACAATACTTGAATCATTGCCAGGATATATGGTAGATACTGATGGTGATAAGTCACAGTTTGCTATGGGTGTACAGAAAATCGGTGGAATTTCTAATCGATGGACTGTTTACAAAAATCCATATATGACTGAGAATACGATTCTTGTTGGATTCCGCGGTGGTAACTTCCTAGAAACAGGTGCTGTATATGCTCCTTATGTACCGCTGATTATGACACCTCTTGTGTATGATCCTAATGATTTTACACCAAGAAAAGGCGTTATGACTCGATACGCTAAGAAGATGATCAGACCTGAATTTTATGGTAAGATCTACGTTGATAGCTTGGATGTTGTTTAATTTAAGCTAGACTAAAGTTAATAAAAAAGGCCGAATTTATTTCGGCCTTTTTTTATTCATCTATATCATTAATCTTTATATTTATATAAGACAACTATAATATAATATTGGAGATTTTAAATGTCAAAATTTGCTTATGTATATGTTGATCCGACATTAAATGCTAGCGGAAGTACTCCCTATGGCATATATGACAATGATTCTACATTTCAAGCTGACAGCATTACAGTAACTAAATGGGTAGCCCGGCGATTGGGATTTCCAGTTATGCAATTAGAAATATATAGTGGATCTATTTGGGCATGTTTTGAAGAAGCAGTATCAGAATATTCATTGCATATAAATAATTATAATATGAAAAACTGGTTATGGGATCAGTACGGGTCGAGTAATAGAATTTCCGGGTCTTTAACTACGGGAAGTAATGAACCCACCCACCCACATATGGGAACGACTTTTATGTTATCAGATCAGTATGGTCAAGCAGCGGTGGTTGGTGGGGATGTCACTTTAAAGAGTGGTTCAATATCATTAGTTAAAGATCAACAAGATTATAATTTAAGTAATTGGGCAGCAGTATCTGAGAGCAGTAATAGACTTATTATACAAAGAGTTTATAATCAAGGTCCGGCTTCAATTACTAGATTTTATGATCCCTTTGCAGGAAGTTTTGAGCAAAGGCAGATGTTAGATGCCTTTGGTCTTGGTAATGTAGCACCCGCTATAACATATACAATGAGACCAATTTCATATGATATATCTAGAGCGCAAGCAATTGAAACTAACGATTTGGTTAGAAAATCAGCTTATTCATTTCATATAGTTAATAATGTTCTTAAAATATTTCCCAGACCGGCAAGTACCGATGCTGGGGATAAAATTTGGTTTGATTATTATGTTAGAAATGATGTTGCTGATATATCTAAATCTTATACAACTTATAAAGTATCCGATCCCAGTAATACTCCTTATAAATTTATTACTTATAATGAAATAAATTCAGCGGGTAGGCAGTGGGTTAGAAAGTTTACTTTAGCTTTGGCTAGAGAACTGTTGGGTATAATAAGAAGTAAATACTCATCTTTACCACTCCCCAATGGAGAAATGACTATGGATGGCGAGTCGCTTAAAGCTGAGGGCCGCGAGGAAAAGGATAATTTATTAACTGAACTTAAAGAATTTCTTGATAGCGTTACATTATCAGAGAGGTCTAGAGCTGAGGCCGATACTGCAGAAGCTAATCAACAAGTGTTATCAAGGTCTCCTTTACAGATTTATATCGGGTAAGAGAAAATGGCAACTAGACCCTTTTTTGTCCCGCAGAAAGAGATAGATCTTATAGATTCTTTTAATGAAGAGCTTATTGATAATATATTATCACAATATGTTGACATATATAAAGTTTCAGTTGAAAATACAGAAGAAAATTTATATGGGGAATCTTCAACAAAATATTTTGATAAGGGGTTTCGTGTAAACTGTTTAATTTCATTTGAAGAACCAACAATTGAACAAAATGATTTTGGGCCAGATATGAATGCTAATTTAGAATTATATTTTCATAGAACTACCCTTAAAGATGCAAATTTTTATCCAGAAATGGGCGATATTGTTGATTGGAATGATATTTATTGGGAGATTAATGCTGTAACGGAACCCCAACTTATAGCAGGACATCAAGCATTTAAACATATGATTAAAGCAGTAGCTAATAGGGCGAGATTATCAGGATTACAAATTGAAGAGAGACCAAGATGATTAAATTAAAAGATATATTATTTGAAGATGAGATGAGAGATAAATATCGTTTAGTTGTTATATTCCACTATGATCCCGAATATCCAGATGATTTAGATGTTAAAAAAAGATGGGAGCCTGAGGTAGAAAAAATATCGTCTGAATATTATATGGTTGAAATGGATGGGGCATATATTATTAAAAAAGATGGCGCAATAACGATTCATAACGCAGACGATAAAGATGGATTTGCAATTGATCCAGAAAATACTTTAGTTTTAGTAAAAGAGGTAGCTGATGCTACTAAAAAAATGTCTTGGTTAGACGAAATTATTTCTTTAGAACGGGGTGGAATATTTTGTGTAAATCCGAGTAACTGTAAACGAATTTGCGCTGACAAGTATTTAAGTATGTTATATTTTGCAGATAATGGTTTAAGACAGCCAAAAACAGTTCTTGTTGGAAATGATAAAACAGTTTTAAATGACTTTGAAAGATTAGAAACACAATATCCTATAATTATGAAAACTTCTTCTGGAACTCAAGGTGTTGGAGTTTTATTTATAGAGAGTGAAAGATCATTGATGGCAACAACACAACTAGTCTTTAAATTAGATAAGAAAGTAGATTTATTATTACAAGAATATATCAAAACACCATATGATGTTAGAGTTCATGTTTTACATGGAGAAATTTTGGGGGCCATGAAAAGAGAGGTTATCCCAGGTGATTTTAGAAGTAATTATTCACAGGGGTCAGAAACACTTCCTTTTGATCTTACAAAGTTAGAAGCGGATGAATGTATTAAAGCTGCTAAAGTTGTTGATGGAATTTGGGTAGGAGTAGATTTTATACCTTCTGAAGATAGAGAAAATGAACCACCATTTATGCTTGAAGTAAATTCAAATCCCGGAACCTCTGGTATAGAAAAAACTCTTAAGAGAAATATAGTATCGGAAGTTTTAGAGTCATTTGAGGATAGAAGTATATGGTTAAAGCCAGAACCATTTAAATCAATTTATGATTAGGTGGGAGGTATAAAATGTCAGTTCAACCATTAGTAACAAGTAAAATTATTATAAAAAAAGAAATGCATGACGTAAGTTATGAATCAAAAGATGTAAAGATACCTATAAAGGAATCAAATAATGCAAAATTAACTTCTATTTATGAAGAACCGTATACTAATACTACTGGAAATATTGATGTTAGTGAGTTGGCGACATCAATTGCTGCGAAAATGATGGCCGACCAAGTAAAAATACCTAAAAGAAAAGTGGTAGAGGTAGATATAAAGCGAGAAATAGCTATAGGTAATGTTGATAAAACTGCAGTTAAATCTCAGACCTATAAAGGACCAGTTAATAATAAAGTAGCTCAATTGCGAGCGTTAAGGAATAAATAATGTCAGTAAAAACTATTACTAATCCCCACGCACTTAGAAAAGAAAATATAAATCGCGCGCAACAGCGCAGTTTGCGATCAGTTACAGTGGGAAATAAAGAGCGGTCAACCGTTCCAGGTAAAGATTTTACAAAGGGTTTTACAATAACATTAAAAGACATTGATGAGTCTGTTATAAATCACATTAAAAATATAATGAAACCAGTTGTTAAAGAGGCGGGAGAAGTTATAAAGGTTCCTATTTTATATGGAAACGAGGAACGGTGGAAGGCCGTTAGAAAAAATGGTGTATTGAGAGATAAAAATAATGTAATTATTTTACCAGTAATGGTTATTAGAAGAACTGATGTTAGTTTTAATGATACAATGCCGCTGTCTTTTGATCATGATATTAAGGGCGAGTTTATTAAAGTTACTAGATCTAATCAGTGGTCTAAAACAAATAGATATGATAGATTTGCCGTTCAACAAGATAGAGATCCTGTTCAAGAATATATTGTGACTGGTGTGCCAGATT